CAACGTTAGAGGGCCTCAAAATTGGAATAGATACAATCCGACATTGCGCCGATTTGGACGCGTTAGAGCGCGCGCACGGGGCCAATGCGAGGGAATTGACAACCACAGATTCCGAATTCTGGCAAAACGTAACGGCCGCGGAGGTGGCCGCGTGGGTGACCCGATTTTGCGAGGCGTGGCAATGACGTGTATTACCGAGTTTTTCGCGCTTCAAATTGGCGTATCGCGTCGGTTCAGGTTATGGACCGATACGGTTTCACTTCAGACGATCACCGTTTTACGTTGGATTTGGACGACAACTATGTTGATACTTTGCCAACGGAGCAACGCGGCGTCGCTTTGGCTATGCAACTTTGCGAACCGTGGGGCATGTCTTACCGCGAAGTATTGGCGATGGATTACGGCGAATTTTACGAAGCAATGCTCGTTCACAAGGCCGTTACCTACAAACGTCCGTGGTGGACAGGCGCCGCGGGCGAACATGCACACGCAATTGAAAACACTTCACATCGAAGACTACCGAAACCAAAACGCAATAAGTACTAAGGGCAGGGAATGAAATTGAAACCGAAGCCGCTAACAACGGCAAACGCCGAACTCTTTTCGGCATGGGCTGAAAAGTTGAACGTTGTTATCAAGGAATCGCAAAGCCAGAAGATAGCGCGCATGGTATCGGACGTTATCGAAGGTGACCCGGTATTCGCCGCGGCCGTTGAAAGCATGACCGCCGGTAGCGTCGAAGCGGAAAAGATACTGGCCACATGGGCGCGATCGAATACGGTTATCGCGGCTCGAATGCATCGGACGTTATCGCATATTCCAATGACCATCAGCGCGTTGAAATTGGCGCTGGATTGCATACGTGAAACGGCCGTAGATTCAGAGGCTATTGAATACGAGGCGATCACCTACGAAGACGCGCGCGATTATTGCGCGGTCATTCTTGACATGGTAAGCTAAGGGTAAAACGTGGCAAAGAGCGCGACCGTATCACTTGATTTAGACGTAGCACAATTCCGCAAGAAACTTGCGGAGGCGTTAGGGCTTTCTAAAAAATTAGACAGCTCCAAACCTACGGTTACGGTTGGCGTTGACGACGGCGCAATAGACGAAGCGCTAGCCAAGAAAGACAAGCTATCCGGCACCGAGACCGTAACCGTCAAAGTAGATGATTCGAAGCTAAAAAAGGGCGTCGATGATGCGGGCGGTAAGGTGTCTAAGTTGGGCGCCATTGCCGGCGGTGCATTGGGCGGCGTTGCATCACAAGCGGCCGCGGCTCTCGGTTCTAATCTTATTCAAGGTGCCAAGGCCGCGGATGATTTCGGCGATAAGTTAGAGGTTGCGTTTCAACAACAGGGCATTGCCGACGTTGACGCCGAAATAGAAAAGGTACGCAAGTCATCAAAGAATCTAGCAAACGATCTTGGATTGCCGGCCGAAAGAACGCGGGAATTGGCCGGAACGGTTGCGTCATTGGGCGGGTTCACAGGTAAAAGCGCCGAGGATCTGACGAAGCTATCGGCCGGTTTGGAAGTGTTTACGGACGGAGCCGTAAAAGGTGAGGCCGTCGCTAAGGCATTTTCGCGCGGAGTTGCGGACCCGGAAGGCGCGGCCGCTATTGACGCGTTATCAAAAAAATATCCGCAGTTAGCAAATACGTTGCGGTCGAACCTATCGCCAACGGAAAAGTTAGCGGAGGCAAACAAGGTTCTCGGTAAGTCGTTCGATACTGTAAAGGAGCAACAAAGCGACGCCGGCGGAATTTTGAACCGGCTCCAAAATGAATTGGGCGATTTGTTCCAAACGATTGGAACGCAACTATTGGACGCGATCGCTCCGATAGCGCAGTCTTTGTTGCCGATACTTGAATCTTTGTTGCCGGTATTGCAAAGCATTCTTACGCCGCTTGCTCCAATCCTTGAAAGGATAGGCGGTCTTGTGGTTACGGTGGTTCAAAAGTTAGCCGGCCCATTGACTAAGCTATTGGACGCGGTATTGACGCCGTTACTTGATTTGGTTACAATGCTTATTGAGCCGCTGACGGCTATCATTAGCGTAGCATTGGAGCCGCTAACGATCGTTATCGACGCCGTAGCTGATGCGTTGAAACAATTTTTACCGGCCCTCATTCAAGGGCTGGCGCCGATACTTCCAATCATAACAAACTTGTTTGTGAAGTTGGCGCCGGTCATCGCTCAGGTTGCCGGCGTTCTGGGCAAATTGATTGTGTCGATTGTAACCAATCGTGCAATAATGCTTGCTTTGAATTTGGCGGTTGGATTGCTGGCATTTGCGCTGGATAAGCTAGTGCCAATTATCGAATTGGTCGTCGGTGCCATTGCGGGAATAGTAAGCGCGGCCGCACAAGCAGTAACGTACATATCAAATCTTATTTCGGCTATTGCTTCGTTTGATTTAGGCAAGATTAAAGACGCGTTGCTAGGCAACGCCGACGCCGCCAATGAAGTAAAGAAATCCACAGAAGGCGCCGCAAAGGCAACCGGGGAACAGGCCGCGGCTCAAAAGGATTTGAACAATGAATTAAAGAAACAGCCGCCCCCACCCGACCCGGAAAAAGCCAAGGCATACGCCGAAGCTCTGAAGAAAGCGCGCGAGGAACTGCGGGGCCTAAATACCGAACAAGCAAAGCAAGCGGAGTTGTTGAAAGCTGATAGTCTTGCAACCGAAGAGGAGCGCGCAAAGGCACGGATTGCCATCGAAGAAAAGTACGCTATTGCCGCGTTGGAAGTTGAACGCAAGGCGCTTACGTCTCGTGGTGAACTCCGCAAAACGGAAGAAGCGATAATAGACAAGCGTATCGAAATATTGAGGGCCGATAACGCGCGCAAGCTATTAGAGATACAGGGCAAAGCAGAGGCCGACCGCGTAAAGGTTGCAGAGGAGGCGGAAAAAAAGATAGGGGAAATAACAAACAAGCTAGCGGAGGAACGCGTTGCAAGACTACGGGCGATATTGGAGGCGGGCGGCGTCGCCGTTGCGTCTGAACTTATCGCGGCGCAACGTGCCATTGTTGACAACCAACTATCTGCAACGGTTGATGCGATTGCAGAATCTACGCCCGAATTCAAGGCCGGCGCGGAAAAGATCGCTAGTGAATTACTTGGCGGTATAATCGACGCTAACGAGGCGCGCAAAAGAACTGCGGAACTGCGCCAAAGGATTACGGGCGAACTACTGGCATTGCCGGCAACGGCTGGCAACGCATATGCTCTGCAACTCCGCGCCGCTTATGACAAGGCCGCTCAGGATATTGGCAAGGGAACGAAGGACGTAACCGATAGCATCAAAAAAGCGATCGACAAAAGCGGGACCGAACAATACGTTAAATCGTTATACGGTATCAAAGACGCGATAGCGGGCGCGGATTTTTCGACGCCGTTTGAGCAATCGGCCGAAGCTACTAACGCGTCAAACGAAGCATTGGAAAAACTGATTCAGTCGGTAAAAGACGGCGAAGAAACATACCAAAGCGCCGCTCTGAAATACGCGGAGATTGACAAGCAACGTAGCGAATCCGCATCGGTCACCGCATCATTGATTGCGGAGGCCCTGCGGGCTACGGCACAATCCCAATTAGACGCGGCAAAGCAAAACATTGACGCAATAGAAGGTTTGCGCGCGCGAAATCAGGAAATAGCCGACGAACTGATAAGCATAGAAGAGCGCAAAAACGCGGCTCTAGCGGCGCTAAGGCAGGCGGATTTTGCAAATCAGGAATTGTACGAAGGCGCAAAGAAAGAGATAGCCGACGCGGCTGCATTGGAGCAATCCAAATTGCAGGCCGAGCAAACAAAGAATAGCGAAGATGCGGAGAAGAAACAGGAAGCCGCGTTGTTGCAAATCGGGACTGCGGCCGGTACCGCATTGGCGGGATTGGTTACGGGTTCGCAATCCGCAAGCGAGGCGCTGAAATCAATAGCCGCAACTACCGTGCAATCATTGTTAGACCTATATGCGGGCACTATCATAGCCGGCTTTGCATCGGTAATACCCGGGCCGTTCGGTATAGTTGCGGGCACCGCGGCCGTAGCCGCATTAAAAGCCCTTGTTTCGTCTGCATTATCCGGATTCAGCGAAGGCGGTTATACTGGCAATGCCGGAACGTCACAAGTGGCGGGCGTTGTTCACGGCCGCGAATTCGTTATCAATGCTCGCGATACGTCAAAGAACCGCGCGCTATTGGAGCATATCAATAAGGGCGGAACCGTCGATAGCTTCGCGGGCGCGCCGGTATCTGAATTTCAAATGATGCGCGCGGAGTTGCAGGCAATACGCCAACGTCTCGACAACATGCCAAACGGATTCAGCGGCCGGCAATCGGTAGCTTTGGACGTCGGTTTTGATACTTACCTATTCGAACGCGATCGTCGCAAGGCGGCCGTTCGTGGAATACGAGGTTAGACATGGGAGCGGCTACAAATTGGAAGCTAACGATCTACGGTAGCAACACGAACACGGCAACCGGGACAACGCCGGACGCGTACAAAATGCGAACCTGTGCTATAACGGCATTGACGGCGGCAACGAGTGTCGCGGCTTTCATTGTCAAACCCGAAGCAAAGCCCGAAATAACGGCCGAAAAGGTAACGGATATTGGCGGCGATGAAATCGGTTTTTTAACGCGGCGCGGTACGTTCGACGTTCTGTCCTATCCGTACAATTACAACGCGCAAAGCGCTAGCGATTTGCAGGATTTGGACGATCTCGTTTCACTTGCCAACGTTGCAACCGATTACGATCATCTGTACATCCGCATCGACGCGGGTTCGCGGTCCTATCCATCGACGACAGGAACGGTATATCCCGTAACGATAACGTCATGGGATGAATCGTTAAACACGCAACAAGGTACGCGCCAACTGTCCGTAGTATTCGCACACAAACAACGTTCCTAACAATGCCGCAATACCGATTTTCAAGGACGATGGCAACCGGGTGGAACGTCCGGCTCGAATACCTTACATGGGATACTAATTACGGGGGCACCGTTACGGATATAACGGAACCGGCTCTAATTGAATTAGGCGAACATGTCGCAGAATTCGACAACGACGGTTTGCCGTATGGACTATCCGCGCCGCAAAAACTATCGCTACGTCTTAATTACACGTTGTTACCGTCTGCAATGCGGGGCTATTTGAAATATGGTTACGATACAACGTTGCCGCCCGAACCGTATTTAAAGCGCAACACGTGGTGGTTGTGGACCGATCGCGGAACAAACGGCATAACGTGGTATTTGGAATTTGTCGGATGCGAAGAGCAAAGCGAGGGCGTTGACTTGGAGCCGGGGCCTGGCGATACATACGAATACGCGGTTGAACTTGTGGACGCTATGTATCATTCGATGAAATACGCGACGGGCGAAGAGCTTTTCAGTAACATAGTCACGAGCGGTTCGGACCTATACCCGCGCGCCTTCGAAGCATTCTTTAACATCTTGATTGTGCAGGGCCGCGGCTATAACGTGTATCAAAAGGCGGTAACGGAAAATACCTTTATGGTCCAAACCGATAAGATGATGCAACTATTTGCTCAGGGGCTTTCTAAGTTTTACGACGCTAAGTACGTTCGTAGCGGGGCTTCGTGGCCGATGGGATCGTTTGTTTCCGGTTTGGATAATCTGTTTACGTCTGCGCTGACGTTGAAAAAGCAAACGGTACAAACATTGCCGAGAACGGCCGGCGCCAATCTTACCGCGGCGGAAATGTATCTGATATATCAGACTACTTTTACGCAATTAGGAGCGGGAATAACCGGTGGCATATCGGCAACAATCGACAAATACGCGTGGGGACGTGCAGACGTTACGCCATGGGACGTGTTGCACGATTTGGCCGAAACGCTCGGAGTGAAGATTTCGTATCAATTCGAATTCGTGCCCTTACTAAACGCCGCCAACGTAAATTTTATAGTTAGGCGCGTTGGCAGTACGGTAACGCATGGGGACGCATCAGCAACGACGTACGACGCGCAACTAGGGGCGTCCAAAATGAGCGAGCGCGCGAAGATTATAAAGCGCGGTTCGGGCATTGCAAAATCCGAGGTGCAATTTGAATCTGAATCGGACGCCGACGCGCGTACGGTGGTCCGGCTTTCATCGGCGGCGCGTGGTTCGCGGTCAATGAACGTCGAACCGATCGTCCATAATATGCCAACATACCAAGCCAACAGCGACGAAAGACTAGGGCGTTACGGCCCGTTGTTGCAAACCAACAACATCTACTTTCAACGTACCGAAGCGGGCGCCGCAGGAACGTTCGTATTATGCCATGAGAATACGAGATATCGTTATTTGCCGGGCTCGTCAGGCGCGTACGTTGACGCTACCACAACGGCCGGTGAAACGCCGGTTCAACATAAGGACGACGACGAAAACGTTGGCGAATACCGATTGCAGTTGAACGCAATTCAGACAACGGCAACGATGCAAACCGCATTGGCAAAGTTTGCCGTTCACGTTTTCGGCGCCGATCAAAACGGCATCGTTGAAACGTCTTGGAATCTTCTTACAACAACGCAAGCAATGCCGCATAGATTAGGATCGGTTCACGATCTATCGTATGCTCAGAACGGCGGCACCGGCGGCGCGTCTTACCTTGCGTCTGCATTCGATGAAATGAGTTGGAGCCGTTGCATATTGACCAAATCGGCGGTCAATTATACGACCGGAGAAAACACGGTAACGTACTATGTTTTATCGCAATCCGGGAACCTGCTATAATGCCAATCAATGACCCGATAAAACGAGAACGCGTAGCGCCCGGTTCGCTTGCTTTTGATTCGCGGCGCCGTTCTACAATCGTTGCCGGCCAATCATCACCCGGCGGCGTGACTACGACGCAACAATACATTACGAATATCTACGGCCCTACGTTCCGTGTAAACAACAACGTGCAATTAGCAGAACGCCGGTTGCGCGAGGTGATGGCGGCAATGTCAAACGCGGAGAGGCGGGCAAAACACTACGTCGGCGATTGGCACCATGCGTTCGAATGGGATTCGGCCGGAGCTACTTTGCAATGGAACGCTACGAACGTCGGAATTGGCCCCGTAACGAAGCTAAAATTTCGGCGCGAGGTTATCCGGGCGGTTGGCGCTTTTGCTTCGAACTCCGATAGCTGGTTACATAGGCCGCCAAACGAAGCAATCGGAACGTACCATATCGACGTCGCTTGTTTTGTGCGGGTGTCGCCTGCGGATAAGATCCAACAGGCGCGTTTAGCGGTGCTAGTAAACGGCCAACTATGGCGGCATGTTGGTATAACCAACTCACGCGATACCGACCGTCAACATTTGGAAGAAATACAGTTGCAGGGATCGTGCATTGTACCGTTATCCTCGGGCGATTACTTGGAAGCGGGAATATATATGGTTGGTGACGATGCACTCGTAACGGGTTCGTCGTCAGGTCCAACCAATTACTACGCCTACATAAGCGGGCACCGCGTGAAATGCGAGGCGCCATATGTGAACACGCCAACAACCGGAACCAATTTTGACAACTCTATCTGAAAACTCCTATGGCCTGCCTACCCAATACGCCGATAACGCCGAACATCCTAACCGACCCAATAACAGACGGACTGCAACCGCTCGGAAGTGGTTTGATAACTACGGCCCTGTCTCGATACTATCCATTGGTTGCCGCGCTTGTGCCAATGCAGAGCGTTATGAACACTTCGTTGCAACACGGCGTAATAAGACAGGTCGATTTCATCGAAAGCGCGCCAACGTCGGGCGATGTGAAGAAAACGCCGCTACTGATTTACTGTTATGGACAACCGGCGCCAACTACGCCAACGTCCGGAGCGGTCTATAACGGATCATCTACCGGCCTTATGGGCATGATTAAAATAGCCGATACAGATTATCGCCGCGTCTCCGATACCGTTTGGATTGCATCGGTTCAACCGAACTTGCATATTCGCACGACGTCCGGCGCGTCGTCGCAAGTAATCAATCTTGTAATAGTGTCGGATTCTAGCACATCGGTAACATACGCAACCGGTGCTAGCGGTTCGGTCCGGCTATTCGTTGAACAGGGAACGGCACTATGACGACGGAAGAACTAGCAACTGAAGAACGTACCGACCCGTCGTGGTTGCGTTTGGCCTTGAAAGAGCTAGGGCAAAGAGAAATCAAAGGCCCGTCGGCAAACCCGCGCATAGTTGCGTATCATCAGACAACGCGGCTTGCATCAAAATCAGACGAGACGCCGTGGTGCGCGTCCTTTCTATCGTGGATTATGGTTGAAGCTGGTTACAATTCTACGCGATCGGCGGCGGCGTCTTCGTGGGCTGAATACGGTGTGGCGTGTTCGGTTCGACGGGGCGCCGTTGCCGTGTTCAAACGTACCGGAGGTCACCACGTCGGAATAGTGGTCGGCATTGGGAGCGGCTTTGTATGGTTATTGGGCGGCAATCAGGGGGACGCGGTAACGATTGCCAAGTATTCGACCGCAAAGCTCATTGCCTACCGTTGCCCGGAGCCGGCAAAGGCCCGTGTTGTCGATGCGTCTTGGTTTGCGGGTTTGCAGGGAATCGCTAAAGTGTACTAATAATCATACAAACAACCAATACCTAAGAGGCGCCGAATTACGGCGCCTTTTTTATTTGCGTTAATGTGGATAACTACAAAAATAATTTGTGTTGTAGGTGTTGACATTTGTTTTGTGTTGTGTATATTTGTGAGGTAATCAATTCACACAGACAAGAGCACAGACATGATAAAGCGCAACACAAACCGCCCTTTGACCGAAACAACGCCAGCAAACATTGCAGGCCGTTCATTCGCTGACTTTGCCGATACGCAGGCTTATTTCGAAATGCAATGCCGCAAGTATGGCAAGATGGCCTATTGCTCAACTGCCGAATTTGCAGCCCTGAAGCCTATCCTTGACGGATTCCGTGCATCTGAGGGCATCGTATATCGTCGCCCACGTCGCGTACTTCGCCAGATTTGTATCCACGCTTAAGACAGACACACACACAACACACGGAGGTTTACTATGACATACGCCGCAACAACCACAACAGCGGACGGCACGTTTACGGGAACGGCCGACACTATGCCGGAAGCAATACGCCGGGCGCAATACGCCGCCGGGACGTTAAAGGTGTACAAATACCGTTGGGGGGGAGCTACAACGGCCGAAAGCATCGACATTGCCGCCGTAGAGACGGAGTTTTGCCGCCGGTTCGGAATTGAAAGCGCAACCGAGGCGGTTGGCGTTTTGCTTTGTGGCAAACTCGTTAGAACGTCCGATGGTTGGCATTTTGTTTGCAAAGACCCTAACAACGGGGGCGTAAATGTTCATCGGAGTTGAAATACGCCGTCGCAAAGACGACAGCGGCAAAGGATGGTACCGCATAGCGCCGGCCATTATTCAACAGGACGGCGACGAAGAGCGCGAAGCACGGACGTTTCGCGGCCTAACAGCCGGCGCGGTATTGGCCGCAATGCTCATTGTATCGCTTATGGCGATTTCGTACACGGTGCCCGATCCGATTATTACAACCGAAACAACAATCATTGGAGTTAACAAGTGACCACAGAGACCACAACAGCCGACGTAGCCGTTCGCCAATCGCATTACGTCGGCGTTACGCTATCTATCGACCAATACGAGGCGCTACGCAACGAAGCGCGGACCGAACATCGCACTATTTCAAGTCAACTACGGAGCATCTTAGATGAGCGATACAGCACGAAGCAATCGTGAAACACCTTTTAACTGGCGGGAACTTGAAACCGCTATGCCAAAGGTAGCATTTCGAATTACGGCCGAAGAACGGCGGTTGTTGCAGATGGTTTTGATCGAGCGCAAAGAGGGATTGAAAGAATTTTTTATGAATTACGCGCGTCCAATGATGGACCGCATCGAAAGGGCAGGGCATGATATACCGCGAAATACAAAGCAGAGCGGACGATAGAACGTCGGCGGCGTATCGGTTGGCGGAATTGATAGACCGCATGGCAACAACCGATAACGCAGACGACATTGTGGAATTTGAGCAATTGGCAGACGAGCAATACAAAGAGTTTAGACAGTATGCCGACCGCATTTTGACACGTGTTAATGATTTGCAAGCCTCGATAATTGCGATCAAAGCAGAGCAAGCGCGGTTGCGTGAATTGGCCGAACTGCGGGAACTAAGGGCCGAACGTCTCCGGGACGCGTTGAAACGATACATGACGCAATGTGAATTGGTCGAACTATTCACCGACCTACATACTGTCAAGTTGAAACGCAACCCGCCGGCCGTCGAAATCGTACACGAGGCCATTATCCCGGCCGAATTTCGGCGCGTTGAAATCGTGCACAAAGAAAGCATTGACAAAAAAGCCATTGGCGAACAACTCAAAATGGGCATACCGGTTGACGGTTGCGCCCTTGTTACACGTACACGACTGGAGGTGAAATGAGCAACATACAAACCGCGGTAACATCAGTAATACCGCAGGCCGAAGCCGCTTCGTTGTTTACGACGTTGGTTCTGAATTCGGACTTATCCAAGTTATCCGAGCCGCAACGGGTGGAATATTACAAAATCGTATGTGAGCGCGCCGGGTTAGACCCAATGGCGAAGCCGTTTGATCTTCTGTTGTTGAATGGCAAAATGGTGTTGTATGCAAACAAGACAACGACCGCGCAACTGACGGCAAATCACCGTTTGAACGTTTCGATTGTATCTAAAGAGGTGATTGGCAACGTGTTGCTCGTGACCGCGCGCGCTACGAAACCAAACGGAGCATCTACCGAAGACATTGGAGCCGTAAGCGTTGGCAATTTGCAAGGCGACGCCGCCGCAAATGCTCATATGAAAGCTATAACCAAAGCAAAGCGCCGCGCGGTATTGTCGGTTTGTGGTCTTGGCATGTTGGATGAAACGGAAACGGATACAATGCCGGCCGGGACGGTTGAACACGTACCGTTGCCGCTTGCGTTGACGCATGAAATCAAAAACTCGAGGCTATCCGACGAAGAAAGCGCAACGGCCGAGATGTGGAAAGACACCATAGAAGGCGCGGAGAACGGCGCGGACCTAACAAGCATAGCTTTACAGATCAAAAACGCGTCACAAGCCCTTAGAGACGTCGTAGGGCCTATCGTAAAACAGCGCGCGGATTCGTTGAACCTTGTTTGGTCTGGAGGCAAGTATGTTGAACGCAACCGATAAACCATACGAGGCCGTCCATATTGCCGAGGACCGCCGTGATGGTGCAACACTACGGATTGTTGCTTTGGTTACCGTTGGCGCGCAATTCCGAAAAAAATTCTTTTGGCTCAGTACGCATAGTTTGCAGGCGGTACGCAATCGGGCCGTGAAATGGTCTGAAGAGCAACGGGCCGAATTGTTGGCGTTGCATTCCGATACGGTTCAACGTGCATCGGAGATAAACAAGGCAAAGCAGGAAGCCGCAAAGGTTGAACACGAACGTCGTAGAGCCGCAAGCGAAATTCGAATAGAAAAGGGGACGCGTTGCGTACGTCATGCGGTCAATTTGTATGGCAAGGGCCGCCCGGGATATTGGACCGGCTACGTAAACGTTTACGGACGCTATACAGACGGTGACCAATGAGGCGCGCGGCAAAGGTAGATAGCAACCAAACGGAGATCGTCAATACCTTACGTCAACTTGGATGTTCGGTAACGGTAACGTCAACGATTGGGAAGGGCTTTCCGGATTTAGTCGTAGGAATTTCGGGCCGAACGTTTTTGGTCGAAGTAAAATCAAAAAAAGGAACGTACACGACCGATCAACTCGCGTTCGTTTCGTCATGGAAGGGCAACTATTACACGGTGCGAACGCGTGAGGATTGCGTTGCACTAATTAACACGATCATTTCAACGAAAGGGTAGGGTATGTTTGGACTAGGGCAGGTAAAACAACACGTTGCTACGTTGCAACAAAACGTAACGCAACTATTTGACCGGGTACACGGTCAAAAGGTAACCGTTGGCGCGTTGTCAAAGACGGTTGGAGAATTGCAAGTGACGGTATCGGCCTTGCGCGGCAAATCAGACGCGGCCGTAACTCCACAACGGGCCGATGAGTTGGCCGTAGCGATTAGTAAATGTTCCGCAGATTTAGCGGAGTTGGATCGACGTATTTGCGCGCTGGAAAACGCGGCCAACGCCAAAGCCGCGCCAACGTGGGAAGGCGCATTGCGTGTTACTGAGCCGCAACAAAAATTGCCCGTAACTCGCAATCGCGGTAATACAAACAAAAGGAGAGTACAGGCGCGAAATCGCGCCAATATGGTTTTGCATACAGATTCCGATGCGCGCCAAATTTGCGATTACGCTTTTATGAAAGGTATAGACGAGCGCATTGTCAAGGCATGTCTAGCCGCCGGCGTTATTGATTTTGTACGTAAGGGAAAAGCAAGTGACCTTACAATAACTACGACGCATCACATGGAAAATACAACGTCGAAATTCGTCGTTGCGATCATTGCAGATAACAAGCATACAGCAGGTTACAGCGACGAAAAGACGCGCGATCAAATGTATAACCATGCTCATTCGTTTGTGCAAATCGCTACTGACTATTTCGCAGGAATGCGAGGCCGCAAATGAGCAACCCGACAGACGAATTTTACTACGAGAGAAAGATTGCGGAGTTGGAGGCGGTTATCTACCAACAGGACCGTAAAATTTTCAAACTGCGATCGGTCGCATATATGGCGATGATGCTTTGTCAAGTGCTAACGAAGCACCGGCCATTACTGAATACCATTGTTGACGCCGTGGATTTTCTTTACGAGCAAGCTAAAGAGGTGACCGATGAGAAAGTATAACGCGTTACGGTTTGGTAGCTATGCCAACCTTGAAATGGTCGAAGAGACAGACGGCGAATACATTTGGCACGAGGACGTCGAAGCTATGACAGACGAGGTCATGCAAGCGTTCAAAGCCATTACAGATGTTTACGAATACAACAACAGCACACCATATCAAGAAAGGGCACTAGCCATGTGGTCGATAGCAAAGAAAGCAATCGCGAAGCTGGAAGGGGGAACCCAATGAGCACAGAAGCTAAAGACGGAGGGCAGGCGTTCCCAAACTTTGCCGTGAACCTAAGCGGCTTAAAACACGACCAACCCGGCATGACCCTTCTCGACTGGTTTGCAGGGCAGGCGTTAGCGGGCATGATTGGCAAACTATCATCTGAGAAGGATTGGAACTTGGTAGGTGTGCATTGTTACAACGCTGCTGACAAGATGATCGCCGCCAAGATGATCGCCGAACGGGAGAAGGGGGGCAAGGTATGAGCACAGCACCAAAGCACGCGCCGGGGCCGTGGAGATGGGTTGACATGATGCATCACGGCTACGTTATCCTAGATTCGAACGACGACATCGTAGCTACGGACATTTACGCTTGCGAGCCGGTAGACATAGAATTGATTTGCGCCGCCCCTGAGATGCTGGCGGCATTGGAGGCGATAGACGACATGCTAGGTAATCTCAGCTATGCCTATAGAGTGGACATGAGAACCGTTGCACGAACCGCCATAGCCAAAGCCAAAGGAGGGACGCCATGAGTGACAAGCCAATGCTACAAATTGCAATTGTAGGCGAAGGTCTGCGAATATCGAGGATGATCGACATTGACGTTTTGAACCAGGCGATAAGCCCAGTAGACGCTTTGCACGCAGAGTATGAGCTAATGTGCAGCGAATGGAACGAACGGTTCCATGAAATAAAGCGCAAGCAGATTGAAGCCAAAGCCAAAGGAGAAACGTCATGAGTGAATGGATAACAGACCGACTGCCGACGAAGGAGGATGGGGTAAGTGGCAATGTTATTTGTTGCCGCTGGGGGCACATTAATTTGTTGCAATGGTATAAGATCGAAGCTGGAGAACCGTGGCAACTTATCCCCCGCCCCGCCCCATACGTCAAACCGAAGCGGTGGACGGCTCACTGGAATAAAATCATGAGCATGTGGAATATCGTAGGCGAAAATGGATCTGTTGTAGCTACACTACGTATAGATGTAGATGGTATATCTACCGCCCAACGCATCTGCGAGATTTACAACGAGGTGATGCCATGACCGAATACCCGAATTGGTTTGAATCGACCGCGCGCGCAAACTTCGAACGGTTTTTAGCACACAAGCGCGGACTACCGGAATTCATGGCGTTACAGATCGGGGCCTTTGTTGGACACGCCTCGGAGTGGATGTTACGCAATTTGATTACCGGCAAAAACGCGACGTTGCATGACGTCGATACATGGCAAGGTAGCAACGAGGCCGCGCATGGTACGTTTGATTGGAGCAAGGTCGAAGAGGCATACTACGACCGCGTGAAAAATTGGAGGTGGACGCACCGTCTAACGTGTTTCAAAATGACTTCAGATAAGTTTTTCGAAGCATTGGACGCGCCCGAATCGTTCGTACGCGACGGCTACGGTTACGATTTTGTTTACGTCGATGGTAGCCACAAGTCTGATGATGTTTACAGGGACGCCGTAAACGCGTGGAAGTGGCTACGGCCGCGCGGTACGATCGCGTTTGATGACTACAAATGGTCAGACGGCGTAAGCAAGCCCGAAGAGTTGCCAAAGGCGGCAATAGACCGATTTATGTTCGAACATGCCGGACAATTCCGGTTGTTGGAATATGGTTATCAGGTTTGGTTGCGGAAGTTGTAAACGTTCTGCAACCGACAAAACAGACTACACACTTTCAAACCACACAATACGAAAGGGTAGGATATGGATTATCAGGATTTTATAACGAGCAAAAAACATATTGGCGCGGCGCATGGCATAGGCGCAACATACATTCCAAGTATGATGTTTGATTTTCAACGGGACTTAGTGGATTGGGCTTTGCATTTGGGGAGGGCCGCGATATTTGCAGACTGCGGCATGGGCAAAACCCTTATTCAGTTGACATGGGCAGAAAACATTGTACGGCATACCAATAAACCGGTATTGGTCCTAACTCCGTTAGCGGTCGGACAACAAACCGTACGCGAAGCGGCAAAGTTTGGTATTGACGCAACCTTTAACAAAGCGGGCGATCTAAAGCCCGGCATTATTGTAACTAACTACGAATCATTGCACCACTTCGACCGCCACAAGTGCTCTGGAGTAGTGTTAGATGAATCGTCTATTCTAAAATCATTTGACGGATCGCGCAAAACCGAGATAACGGAATTTATGAAACACATTCCGTATCGGTTGTTATGCACGGCTACCGCGGCTCCGAATGACTATACCGAACTGGGCACTAGCTCGGAGGCGCTCGGCTATCTTGGATTTATGGATATGTTAAATCGTTTTTTCAAAAACGACAACAACAATTCGGGGCTGAAGCGCATGTACGGCGAGGCCCCGAAGTGGAGATTCAAAGGACACGCCGAGCGGCCTTTCTGGAGATGGGTTACATCATGGGCGCGCGCGGTACGAATGCCGTCCGATTTGGGATACGACGACGGCAATTTTGTTTTGCCTGAATTGCGCGAACATGACCACTTGATAGAAGCGCAATCGGCACCGGACGGAGCGCTATTCAATTTGGCGGCCGTTCACTTAGATGAGCAACGCGAAGAGCGCAAACGGACTGTAAATGAGCGTTGCGAGTTTTTAGCTAATCGGGTTAACAATACAGGCGCGCCGGCTTTGCTATGGTGCGACCTAAACGACGAAGCGCGCAAATTACGGGAGCTAGTGCCCGATGCGGTCGAGGTATCGGGCAATGATTCAGATGACGCGAAGGTAGAAAAGTTTACTGCGTTTATTGACGGTCAAATACGCGTGTTAGTAACCAAACCAAAAATCGGCGCGCTCGGTTTGAACTTCCAACATTGCTCGCATATAGGGTTTTTCCCTTCGCATAGCTACGAGCAATACTATCAAGCTATCCGTAGATGTTGGCGCTATGGACAGCGTAACGCCGTCGATGTCGATCTTGTCTATACTGAAGGGCAAGTGCGCGTTATGAAGAACCTACAACGCAAAGCAAAGGCCGCCGACGCAATGTTTGGAGCGTTAGTTTCAGAGATGAATAACGCGCTCGGAGTGACCAAAGTAAACAACCACACAAACCAACTGGACATACCGACATGGCTATAATCGATCAAAACATTACGGACCGTTACGCGCTTTACAATGGCGATTGCGTCGAGGTCATGCGGGACCTACCAAACGCATCTATTCATCTCTCCGTCTATTCGCCGCCGTTCGCTGGACTATATCACTACTCTTCAGATGAACGCGATATTTCGAATTGTGCAGACTACAACCAATTCTTTGACCATTACGGATTCGTTGTCAAAGAATTGCACCGTATCACAATGTCGGGACGCATTACGGCCGTCCATTGCACGGACATACCACTAGGCAATAGCGGACGCGATGCGTTGTATGATCTTCCGGGCGAAATCATACGTTGCCACGAGGCGCGCGGTTGGCATTTTATCGCGCGTCATACGATTTGGAAAGAGCCGCTATGGGTACGAAATAGGACAATGACTAAAAACCTTGCACACAAGACGATTGTTGACGATGCAACCAACGCCGGCGTTGCCTCGGCTGATTATATGCTGATCTTTCGTAAATCTGGAGACAATCCAATACCGGTAGCTAATCCGACAGGGTTAGAATTTT